TCAATAAATTCTTTTAATTCTTGTTTAGGTGTGTCTTTTGCAGGATATATTTTATCACCATCAAAAATATGATCTATACATTCCACTATGACATTAAAAACCTTTTCAATTTCTAAGTTATCAATACCTTTTCCTGCACTATAATTTTTAAGTGTAGGATATTTAAACACAATTCCTAATTTTCTATTTTCATCAATTACAATTTTATTAGTATGATCATCATCAACATGAACATTTACTTTTGTTAAATCAATTTCTGTTTCAACATAAGTTTTATTGTCATCTGGACAAATAGTTTTAAATTGTGATTTTTCAGATACAGATTTTGCTCTTATGTTTAAAAAAATATATTCAACATCAAATATTGGAAGATTATCTACATTCAAAACTTTAAATGTACATTCATTTACAATATCTTTTAAAGCATTAATCATTTGATTGTCATCTCCAGTTTCAAGAGCAATGTATAATAATTTCTCCTCTTTAACTAGAAATGGTCTATATTTTATTTTTTTATCTACTGATGGTAACGTCAATTCATACGTTGGTACATCAATCTTGGGTAACGTCATAATTATCTCCTTTTTATTATTATATAGTTATTATAAATTAAATGGTGGTATACCTGGTAAATTAGTAAACGGAGGTGATACTCGTCCGCCAGTAATTTTTCCAATTGGTAAACTTCTTTGTGCTTGTTCTAATACTCCTGTAGCAGCACGTCTCAATGTAGGCGGTAAATTATCTAATAATCCTCCAAATAAACCACCACCTGGTTTTACTACTACATTTTTCTGTGTAGGAGTACCAATATTAAATTCTCCTGCTTTATCTAAGTAATAGTTAATCCAATATCTAAATGTAAAAGTAACATTAAATGTTTGAACAGCATTTGCTTCGTAACTATATTCAACTGGTCCTATAATTTTTGGAAAACATTCATATAATTGAACTCCATAGGTAATTTCATCTCTACTATCATCTTCTAAAAATGAACCCAATTGATAAATGTTAACATCTGATATATAATTATCATAAAAATTATAATTATTAGATTGATTACTGTAGATAGATGCCTGCCATAATTCAAAATAAGAACGCTCTCTCATAAATTTGTCACAATAGAATGTTGCTGTAATATCAGCAGATTTATAGTCGTGTGCTATTTTATACATTGGTCCATGATGTCTAACTTCTTTAACTTGAATATCTCTTTCTGGCATTTGAATTGCAGAACAAAATGCTTGTACTCTTTTTGCTTCTGATTTTTGTATATTATTAAGAACAGAACCACTTCTAAATGTTTGTGCACTTTCAGATGTAGATGAAGTAATCCCTACTTGACTTACATCATCTATACCTTGTAAATTACCTAATATACCTGAAGAATTACCTTTTGGTAAATTAAATTCAACATAATATCTTGCTTTACGAGCAAAACCTTCAGCTTCGTTAATGTAAGATTGAATACGACCTATAACAGTCTGAGGATTACCACCTTGACCTTGACGAAATCTTGGGTCTTGATTTACATTATCTAATGATCTATCTCTATTGATACCAACACGAACATCAAAATTACCAATCCTTAAACCGCCTGATAAAATTGCCATTAAATTTTACTCCTTGATTGTCTGTAAACACTAGCAGCAGATTGTTTTTGAAATTGTTGTACTGGTAAATAAACTGCAACGGCAGCTTGTGTTAAATCTATTTTAAGAAAATTAGAACGAACATGTTTCCACAAATATTTTTTAATTGTAGGTTTAACAAGAGATATGTTTTTTACTCTTGACCAACTAACATCGAATCTTGTTGTCTTGTCCATTTTATTATTTGTTGCCCATTGTTGCATTAATTCTAATAATCTTAATCGTAATGCTGGTGGTAAATAGTGAAAATTTAAACCACTAAATCCGCCTTCGATTGTTTCTATTGGTAATACTAATGGAAATGTATCATAAACAGGTAATGTCTTTTTATACTTTGGATCATAAAAGAACATGTTCAATAAACCAATACTAGGACGGCCAGTTAGTTTACCTTCTCTCATCAGTTTACTTGCTGTTATATTATCTGCGATAGATGAGATTGCGTTTCTGTACCAATTGCCAGAACGCATTGAACCACCTTGCTTATCCGCCAATTTATCTAATATACTAACCATTTACTATATTTATGTCTAGTTATAGATACCTATGTCTTTTTCAGTAAATATTTTAAACTCTAAATCGTGTTCTTTACAATAGATTTTTGCTGCATTCCATTTTGCTTCATTCTTTAAATACTCTAAATGTTCTCTTAAAAAGGCTTTTGTATTTTTACGTTGTTTAGGTGGTACACATTGTCTTGATGGTTTAATTTCTACCATAAATCTTTTACCAGATTTTAACTTAATTAAAAAGTCAGGAAAATAACGATGTATGCGATAATCAACTGGTGAACGATAAATGATTGGTAATTCTTCTGATGCCCATGTTTCAATCTCATCATTTAAGTCTAAATAAGTCATCATTCGGCGTTCAAGCATAGAACGATAAACTATTCTATTTGGGTCACCCGCATATTTCAGTGGATTTTTAGGTTTAAATATTCCTTTATAAGATTTCATATCACATATAAATATTACTAATAATAAGAATATTTATAACGTATGGCACTATCAGATTTAATTCAACAAAATGCAGGTAATCTTTTATCAAGTGGTGATGGACTTGGTGGTGGATTATTTAATAGTGTGTTTGGTGTAGGTCAAGGAACTCCAGCACAAAATTTAAAAAATTCAAATATATTAAATTCATCACCTTTAGATTTACAAAATGTAAATACAACACCTGATTATAAATCTAATCCTTATGGATATGCTACAACTTATTATCCAGAAAATGTATCAAATTTAGGAACAGGTAATTATATGATATTTGATATATTAGCAACAGACACTTCAACCAGTACTCCTAGAAAATCACAAGGTTCTGGTTCTCAATTAGCACCTACATCTCTTGATGGTGATACACCAAATGTTTTTTCTAAAACAATAGTTACTGGTACTACTTATGATACTGCAACTGGTACACAAGTAAATACATACGGACCAAATCCAAATTATAATGTAAATGGTACGGGTGGAGTTGGTGCTGCAGCAAGAATTACACAACAATCTTCAGGTATTAATAATTCGCCATTTGTAGGTAGCAGACATACTAGAATTGTTAATTCTATAGTTTTGTACACACCACCATCAGTTAAAACAAGTTACAATGTTCAATATGATACACCTGAAACTGGATTTGTAGGTAAGATGGCAGAAGCATCAGGTCAGGCAAGTCTTAGTTCTCTTTTAGCTGGAGGCGCAAACATATTATCTGAATTAGGTCAAGTTGCAGTAGCATTAATACCCGGTGGAGGAGATTTAAAAGCAGTTCAACAAAAAATAACAGGTGCTGCTATTAATCCTCATATCGAAATGGTATTTAAATCTGTACCTATGAGAGAATTTGATTATACATTTGAATTTGCACCTAAAAATGAAACAGAATTAAAAAGAGTACAAGAAATATTATTTTTGTTTAAATATCATATGCAACCAGAATTAGGATATGGTAATGATTTTGTTGTACCATCAGAATTTCAAATTACATATATGTATCTTGATAAAAGAAATGCTTATATCCCTAGAATTAGTAAGTGTGTATTAAAATCAATGGACATTGAACATGGTGATCAAACAATTTTCAGTACATTTGCTGCAGATCAAAATGGTGCCGCACCTGTTTATACTAAAATGACATTAAAATTTGGTGAAACAGAAATTATGACTAAAACAACAGTCAATAGAGGATTTTAATGTATTTTTCATATTTTCCTCAAGGACTTTATACTTTAAAAAATAATGGTATACCATTACAAAAACAAGTAACTAATTTATTAAGAAGAATAAAAGTTCGTTCAAAAGTTTTAAATGAAGCATCATTATATGATTTATATGATGTACCAGAAAACGAAACGCCTGAGATCACTTCATTAAAACATTTTGGTAGTTCAAAATATCATTGGGTAATATTGATGACAAATAATATTACAGATCGATATTATGGTTGGCCATTATCTAATTATGAATTTCAACAATATGTAAATGAAAAATATAATGACCCTTATGGTATACATCATTACGAAGTACAACAATCAAGCGGTCCGACTACAGGATTTGGCCCAAGTGATTATTCAAATCTAATTCAAGTTAATAGTGATTACCCAGGTGCAACACCAGTAACAAATTATGATTATGAACAACGCATACAAGATAATTTAAGACAGATTAAATTATTAAATCCAGTTTACTTACCAATACTATTACAAGAATTTGAAAAATTAATTGCTTAGAAAGATAAGTTATGAGTGTATATGATGCTTTAGACCCTACAGTTATAAAAAAAGCTGGTGATTATAATCTATCAGACGTTAAATTAATTTCATATTTAAGTAAAGACGGTTCTAATACACCTGATTCAATTTCAATTGAAACATTAATAGTTGAAATGAATATCTATGAAAGTATTTACAATAAAACACTATCAGGTAATATAGTCATTGTAGATGCAAATAATCTTATAGCTAAAACTCCATTAACTGGTAATGAAAGATTAAGTTTTAAATTTATAACTCCATCTATAAATGTTGGTTATGATTTTACAATTGAAACCGGTAATCCAATGTACATTTATAAGGTACAAGCAAGAAAAGAAGTAAACGCTAGAACACAAGCTTACATATTACATTTTTGTAGTAAAGAAATGATACGCAATGAACAAATAATTGTAGATAACGCACAAACAAATACACATTCACAGATGATTGCCTCTATCGTAAAAGATGATACATTTTTAGCCTCTCCTAAACCTTTTTATTATGAACCATCAAAGGCATCAAAATTTATATTTACAAAACAACGACCGTTTGACGCCATCAATAGTGTATCAAAATTAACACAAAGTCAAAAGTTTAAAAACGCAGGTTATTATTTTTACGAAACAGCAAAAGGTTTTTATTATCGTTCAATAGAACACATGTTGGCAATTGCATCAGATAACGCTCGTGCCGCTGTTGCCGCATATCGACCAAAACCATCTAATTTAAGACAAACTCCAGGGGGTGAAAAAGATATAAAAAACGAAATGCAACTGGTTATTGATTATACAATTAAAGATGAATTTGATACATTAAAGAATTTAAGAAACGGCGTTTACGCAAGTAAACTCATTACACATAATCAATTAGATAAAACATTGACTGAAACAATATACGATTATCGATTAGATTATCCAAATCATCAACACACAGAAGCAGATGCCAATGGACAAAAAGTAGACGGTAAAGGTATATTACCAATTATACTACGAGAAGGTAAATATCTCACAGACTATCCCGATGGTACAATCTATCTATTGACAAGTACAACAAAGATGTTTGACAATAACATAGAGAAACCAGACAGTACGCAGATCCTTCAACAACGATTAAGTCAAAAACTAGCATTTCAATCATTTAAACTACATCTTACATTAAATGGATTTACCGGTGTACAAGCGGGTGATTTGATCTCGTTTGATATGCCGTCTTATTCGCCCAAAGACGATGTAGAACCATTAGACCGTGATCCTTATATGTCTGGACGTTATCTAGTGACAAGTGTAAAACACACATTAGATCGATTAAAGAAAAAACATCTAATGACACTGGAATGTATAAAAGATAGCGTTGCGAGACCGTTTCCAAACAATCCAAACATAGATACATTTATAAATCAAGAAGTAAGTTATCCAGGAGATCAAGGATTATTTAATTTATACGACCTCGATCAAGGAGCAGAAGTAATATATTCTAATATCTTTTCAATTTAATCTATGAGAAAAACTATCAGACAGACGGCTTTTTTTAAAACCACCGAGACACGGCCGCTAAAGCCGGCTGGCTATGTAAGAAGCAACGGCTCCGAAACGGCAATCCAAACAACCGAGAGAATGACACACTAAATATAAGAGACACCCTATAAAACGGTGATTAAACTATGTACAAACGATTTATAGCCAGTATAAGACGATATGTAAGTATAATACTCTCTATGTATTGGCCAAACTGTTCACTTGAAGGAAACAGCGAACTGTATATAGTACTTCCAAGGGAGAACCAAGAATAAATGAGATATTTTGTAGATAAAGCAGAGGTTGCGTCCAAGTGCCGTTTGTGCGTAGAAATTATTAAATGGCCGTTTATGGCGCTTGGTGTTGTGTTATTATCAACTCACCTAACGGCTCTTGAGCAAAGGCACGCGAATGTATAATGAGAACTTTATGGGCATCAATGGCTTTCTGTGGTTTACAGGAGTTGTAGAGGATTGTAATGATCCGTTAAAAGCAGGGCGTGTACGTGTAAGGATTGTTGG